TGATACGATGGCGAAGATGGTGCCGATAAGTTTGGCTGATTACGCCCATATGCTTTTGCCGAACCCAAAACCCCCAGAACTTCCCCATGCCGGCATTCGCGCAGGCGAGATCATCGGCTGGAGGCTATGGTGGGTTCACAAGGATGGCAGACTCCGTTCGCTTGTTAGAGATGAAATCTTCTGGGAACCGGGAGCTCCGATGACTGGGGATATTAATAAATGTGTTCACATAAGTATGCGAGGCCCTGATCGCTTCGGCGGAGTTTACTCATTCAATAACCTCGAGGCGGCTATGAATGAGTTTCATGGAATATTACTGGATCTAAAGCACGGCCGACCTGCTCCTGGTCATATCGTCGGCATCATCCTCGGAACAGTTAAACTCTGGGGCGAAGTCGTGGAACACGAAGGCGGATATCGAGCGAGCTTTGCAAAGCCGAATGAGTTCTTGGAAACATATTATTGGGGTGGAGGCCCAACTCGCGATCCCTATGAACTCTACTTCGGCCCCAAACCCGCAATCGATTCTTCAAGGTGGACAGGATGAGCCTTCCTACAAAAGGTGAAAAGTTCGCGGAACTCTGTGAACATTTACGCAAGGCGGCAGAGGCGTCGGCAATGATAGGACATTTGACAAACGACACCGATGGTCCTTCTCGTGTTCAAGCCAAAGGCTGGCTTGCGGTTTGTCAACTTCTTGAAGAAATAGTTCGAAGGGTAACGAAGTTAGCAACCTCAACGAAATGGTATCACTAATGGAAACAGAACTAATTCACGGCAATGCAAGGCCAATGACAATCGACGACAAACTCGACGCGCTTATGCAGAAGATGAATAAAATCGAGGAAGATTTGTTCAAACTTCGAAATGAACTCTCAATGACCTTCGGCGACGAATTCAACCCCAAACGAGCAGAGCTATCCAAAGAACTCGCAGGGAGAATGATAACGAAGCTGAAAGGCGAATTCCAGGCGCGAGAAATGACAGCGCCGGAACGGCTGGCACAAGATTAAGTTGTTTGGATTATTCCCACTCAACGCAAAAGCGGTTCTCAGCAACCGACCCGTGATA